AAGACGCGCAGTTTTTTACGGGATTTGTTTACGACGATTGCGTGCGGTACGGCTGGACGGCGCTGCACGGATCCGGTTACGACGGGTTCAACCACGGAGACGGGCGCACTCAGGTTAAACGGTTTTTTTCTCCGGCAAAAATGGCACAGGCACCTAACGGGGGGAACGCTCGGTACATTTATTGGTCGAATGAAGGAGTGAAGGATGAATTGGTGCGACTTCGAGCACTCGGGGCGCCCCATTGGGAATTTCCTCAGGATGTAAGCGACAACGGCGCCGAGGGCTACCTCAACCAAATCAACTCCGAAGTGAAACGCGACACCGTCGACAAAACCACCAAGCAGGTCAAAATGCGGTACGTCAAGGTGCGGACCCACAACCATCTGTGGGACTGTGAAGCGATGCAGGTCGCCGCGGCAATGATGGTCGGGCTTCTGAAGGGGCAGGTTGACAGCTAGGACTTTGACATGATCGCGGCGCCTCAGGTTATTCTTTCGGTTTTCCTCCAGCAGGATGTCGCCGCGCTTCGGGCGGTCCGGGATAATCAATTCGACATCGTCCAGGCGGGATCCGGCGTGCTGGTCTCCTCAAGTGTCAATGGATCGAGCTTTTCCTTTTCGGTCCCGTCAAGCCTGACCCCGATGCAAATCCTGACCTTTGCCCAACTCGCGCTTGACCACAAGGCGCGCGGACTTTGCGCCCCTGTTACTCGGACCCAAGCCATTTTCAGCTAATGCTCGACAAAATCCTGAACTTTTTTAAGAAACCGACCGTAGCGTCGCACGCCGGCGGCATCGGGATGCCCGGGCACTATCGGATGATCAATGGCGGATGGTCGGGCAACCGCCCCTACTGGGGCACCCACGCCGGGGGGATGCAGAAGGAGGTTTCAGTCGGGGAGTGGCGCAACATCGTTTCGGCGTCGCAAAAACTTTACTGGAACTTCGGACCGGTTGCCGGAGCGATCAACGACAAATCAATGTTCGCCGTCGGGCGCTCGTGGCTTCCCAAGTTTGAAGGCGCGGACAAGGCGTGGGGCAAGGTGGCCGAGGAATGGCTGCGAGGGCAGTTTTACGAGGTCGCCTTTATCGACGGGAACGACTTTCAAACGGGACTTTTCATGCAAAGCGTCGCCGTGGATCGCGACGGGGACTCCGCTTGCGTTTACACCGAGACGCCGGACGGCTACCCTCAGTTTCAGATTATTCCCTGGCACGCCATCGGCGACCGGACCGGGGCGGACGTCGTGCAGGCCGGACCGTACAAGGGATTGCGCCAGTACAACGGGGTTATTTTTAATCAGTACGGGCGCCCCGTTGCTTATCGGATCCTTGGGCAGACTCCCGCAGATGATCGCGACGTTTCGGCTCGGGACATGGATTTCATCCGGGAACCGCTCGCGGTTGACCAAGGGCGGGGGCTTCCAGCTTTCACGCCGGCGATCATTGACCTCCGCGACCTGACCACCGTGCAGGGCTACGTTCGGGAAGCCGCAAAGCTGGCCGCGACCATCGGACTAATCGAGCACAACGAGCTCGGGATGGCCGACATCAGCAACCCGGCTTTTGCGCTAAGCGACCACGCGCCGCAGTCGAAATTTGCAATGGAAGAACTCTACGGGGGCACGACCCGATATTTCCGCGCAGGCGCCGGAGCAAAGCTTGAGCAACTCAAATCGGAAGTCCCGTCGGAGGCGACCGACCGGTTGATGGAACGGCTTATCCGCAACGCAATGCTCGGGGCGGGGATGCCGCCGGAATTCTATTGGGACCCATCCAAAATTGGGGGCGCATCGGTCCGCATGATCATTTCCAAGGTCAACCGAACCGTGGCCGACCGGCAGGACCTCCTTAAGGGAGTTGCTCGACGCCGCGTCGGGTACGCAGTCAGCAAGGCCATCAAGCGCGGAATCCTTCCGGCGTACCAAGGCGCGGATCTTGGGGGATCGTTAAAGTGGGGCTTTACTATGCCACCAATTTTGACGGCGGATGCCGGCTACGCGGGGCAGGATGCGCGGGAGGCGTACAAGCTCGGGATGCGTAATCTCAGCGACATCCTTGGCGAAGCGGGGCAAAGTCTCGACGAGCACTTGGACCAGCGCGAACGCGAGGAACTGGCAATTCGCGAACGGATGCAACGCAGCGGTCTACCGGAGTCCGCGTTCCGAATCCTTACACCCAACGGCAACCCGGCGCCGGTCGAACCAGCACAGCCATGAAGTTTCAACGAGTCATTGAGCAAATTTATTTTCGCCCCTGGTACATCACTCCGGGGGGGCATCGAGCGGTCCGGCAACTAATCCAGTCCAAACTCGCCGCAAACGGCGGGATGGATATGAGCGCACTGATCAACCCGCGGGAAGAAATGGAGGTGACCCCCGACGGCATTGCAATCATTCACGTTTGCGGGACCCTTGGGAAAGGATTGTCGCCAATTGAAAAATCATGCGGTTCGACCGATTACGAACAGATCGCCGACGAAATCGAAGACGCGTCCGAAATGGGCGTGCGGGGGCTGATGCTTGAAATCTCATCCCCAGGCGGGACTGTCGTGGGAAACCACGAAATCGCGGAGCTTGTCCAGTCCTTGGAAATTCCGACGCTGGCCTATTCCGATGACATGGCATGCTCTGCGGCGTACAATATCGCGGCATCATGTGATACCATCGTGGGCGCCCCATCCTCAACTTGGGGATCGGTCGGGTGCATCATCCCGTGGGAGGATGAATCCGTGATGTGGGAGATCGAGGGCAAACGCTTTGACCCCATTACCAACGCCGAAGGGGATCTCAAGAGCGCAATGCACGGACCCAGTTTGACCCCGGATCAACGGGCTTCTCTCGAGCAGTATGTCCAGGACGCTTTTGAAATGTTCCGAGGTAATGTCCTCCGCAACCGCGCCGTGCCGGATGAGGCAATGCGGGGACAGTCGTTTTTTGCTCCTCGGGCGCTGCAAAACAATTTGATCGACGCCATCGTGCAGACTGAGGAAGAGGCGTACCAGATGCTTTTAGGAAAATTGTGACGAATGGTGCGGCGGGAGATCCGCCGACGGGGGCTTTATGCTTTTCTCCCCTTAGGAAACAAAGTCGCTCCCCTCACCGGTTCGCTGGTGGGGGGTTTCTTTTTTGCGCCAGTTGACAACAGCAAAAAAGGTTATGGAAAAACCCACCACGCTGTCGTCCGCCATTGAGGCGCTCGAGGCATCGTCCACTAAACTTCTCGCGCTCGAGGCAGACCTGACCGCGGCGAACGCAATCATCGCCGAGGCATCCGAATTGCAGCAGGTTAAAGCAAAGCTCGAGACCGACAACGCGGATCTTTTGGCAAAACTCAACGAGGCAAACGCCCAGTTGACCGCACTTTCAGCAAACGCGCAGACCGTCGAAGCACGCGCCAATGAAATCGTGGCATCACTCGGGGTCCCTCCGGTGGCAGTCTCGCCGGAACCGGTCGAAGCAACAAAGACCAAAGCTGACCTCTGGGCCGAGTACCACAAATTGCCGGTCGAAGCTCGCAACAAATTTTACCAATCCAACCGCGCAGCAATGCGCGACTAACAACCCAACTCAGTCACTCACTAAACTATGAGCAATACCATCGCAGGGGCTAATCTGGCGGAAATCGCACAGGAAAGCCTTCCAAACCTCAAATCCACCTTTGCACCCCTCGGTGCATTGACGACCGACTTTTCCTCGGACATTTCCAGCCGAGGCGCATCCGTCACAACCCGTTTCCCTGTAAACCCAACGGCAATCGATCTGTCGAGCGGTTACACGGTCAATGACGTTTCCATGACGGCAAAGACTATCACGCTCAACACGTTCTTTGGATTCGTTTACGGATTCACGGACGTCGAGCGCAGCAAGTCCTCCATCATGCTCAACGAGCTGTTCATCCAGCCAGCATTGCAGGCACTTGGCAACAAGGTGTTCGGTGATCTCTGGAACTTGGTGACCGCAGCAAACTTCGCACAAACCGCGCTCAACACGACCGCCGGCGATTTCGATCGCTCGGATCTCGCCGACTTGAGCGCAACGCTCACGGGCGATCTTAAGGCACCTAAGCAGGGCCGTTCGGTTGTTCTCAACCCGACCTACTACGCGTCCCTTGTGAAGAGCCTCAACAGCGCTGAAATCCCCGGCATCACCGCGGACAAGGCAGAGGGCGTTGTTCCTCGCGTTGCAGGGTTCGACGTTTACCAGACCGACCTCGCCGACGCGAACAGCGAATACCTCCAGGGTTTTGCGTTCCAGAAGGCGTCACTCCTGATGGCTGGCCGTTCGGTCGACTCCACCGGCGCCGCTGCGGCTGGCGTTGAAGTGGCCGACGTGGTCATTCCTGACCTCGGACTGCCTGTGCAGTTCCGTAAATGGTACGACCCAGACCTCGGGGTTCTCAAGTATTCCTGCGGCATCCTGTACGGGATGAGCGTCGGCCAGAACTTCGGCGTTCGTATCATCAACGACTAATTCAACCCGCCTAGGCCGCCCCTCTAAAACGGGGGGCGGCTTTTGGCTTTCACGAGATCACCATGACCAAAATTGCATTTGTTACGCGCCGGCTGACCGGAGCAAAGCCTGAGATCCTTTTTTCTTCGGACAAATCTGCCGAGGCCGTCGAGTTTTACCGCGCATTCAAAGGCGCCGGAGAGATTTCCCTTTTTGTGCATCCGACACCGGAGCGCACCAAGAAACTAAAGTCTGAGCCGGTGGCCGCGGAGTTGATTCAAGACGCACCCAAACGAGGCCGCAAAGCTGTCCTGTGACCTTTCACACCATCAACGCCGAGGCCGCGCGGAAGTCGATCGACTTCATGGGGCAGACCTTTATTTACAAAGGCACGACCTACAAAGGGATCATCAATGAGTTGACCGCGGAGCAGCAATTACAAATCGGGGGCAATCGTGACAGCTTCGCCGCGTCGGTTTACGTCCGCAAAAACTCGTTTCCGGTCCCGCTAATTGGAGACCGGATTACAGTGTCGGGCGTCGAGCGTTACATCGCGTCCATCGCATCGGATCCAATTTCCTACACGTTGACCCTCGAAGATCTCACGCAATGATCGACCTTCCTTTGTGCCAGGCTATCCGAGAAACAATCTCGCCGGAGTTTCCTGGCGTTTTCATCGGGGTGCCGCATGAGCCGGCGTCGGTTACGATTCCCGCGTGCATCCTCAACCTAAGCGGCGACGCGGTGGTCGGAGGACCGTTGGTTCGGGGATCCCTTGAGGTGACCGTGATGACGAGCTGCAACGACTACACGACCGACCAGCACGCGCAGCTTGTGAAAGACGTTGCGGAGGCCGTGCGCGATGTCGTGGTCGAGTCCGAGGTGGTGCAACTCTACGGCGTAGTTCCGACTTCCACGAAATCCGAAACCGACGGGAATCATTTTCAAACAATCCTCACTTTCATTGTGGGCTACGGTCCGACAGAAAGTTGACAACCCCAAAAACTGTATGCCTGCTTCATTTGGAATCACCGACCAATTCGGAGGAACCGCGCCATCTGGCGGATGGGTTCAATCGACAGAATCAACCGAGACTTGCGAAGTAGCAACAATTCGCAACGAGGCCGGCGCAACAATTGCAGCACAGGCGAAGGGGGTTGCCACAAAGGTCGTCGTGATCAAATCCAAGGGGGACGTTTCCGTGACCGCCCCTAGCACTGGCAACGTGGGATCCGGCAAAGTCACGAGCGCGAAAATCACGGAATCAAATGACGATTTTTCAAGCGCGGAAGTTACATTCACCTCTTACTCGACCATCTAATTATGCCAAGCGCAAACGGTTTTGGAATTACTCTGGTGGCCGATACTCTCGCCGAAAGCGTCGACGTTTCTTTTGAGACGGACGTCAAGGTGCTGATCGACAAGAGCGGCGAATTCAGCCAGGCGCAGGTTTACGACGTGACCGGCACCTTTTCCGTCAAGGGCAGCGGCACAACCGCAATCGCGGTCGGATCCGCGTCGGGCGCCCCTTCTAATCTTTCGGGCAAAGTGGTTGTGACGAGCGTCAAAAAGTCTCAGAGCAACGAAGATTTTGAAAAATACGAGTACAGCGGCACCTGTTACCTGAGCGCCAGCTAATCACCCCGGCGGGGCTACGCAACGAGATCACAAATGAAAATCGGACAAACCATCGACTTCATCCGGGACAACGAGAACCCGGTGA